ATGGCATATTTCAAAATTTGCGTACGAGCTAAGAGAAAAGACAATACGTATCCTGTTTATATTCGTGTAACCCATCACGGACAGGTAGGATATATAAAAACAGATAAAGTCTGCAAGGCTAAGTCTGTTCGGAAGGGTGAGGTAATAGATAATTACATCATCAAGGATATTTCTATTCTTATTGACGGGTATATGTCCCGGCTTAATCGTGAAGATATACAATGTTGGGATATCAGAAAGATACTGGACTTCTTGAGGAGGGATTCTAGCGCACCTTCTTTTTCTGAATTTTGTGAGGGGTTTACCTCTAAGATGGATAACGAGGGAAGAGAATCCACGTCGATAAATTATAAGCTTGCGTTAAGGCGCTTGGAGGAATATATGGGGAAAGACGACATTCTTTTCTCTGATCTTACATCGTCTATATTCAAGGAGTGGATAGATTCGATGAAAGATAGCTTGTACAAGAAACACGGCTATCCGAAGCGGATCAAGACAATGTTTATGGCTGGATGCGAGCGGTATAATAATTATGATACCGGCGAGATGCTTATACGGAATAACCCGTTTAGGGGAGTGAGGGTACCTAGACCTACAGTTCCAGAGAAAAGGGCATTGGACATTAGAACCGTTCGAGATTTTTTTGCGGTATCCGCGGAGTATGGATCAAGAGCTGATCGTGCTAGGGATGTGTGCGAGATCGTTTTTTGTCTTGCCGGAATTAACACCGCTGACCTGTATTATATGGAAAAAGAGAACCTTAGAGACGGAAAGATGTGTTACTGCAGACGTAAGACTACTAATAGGAGGGATGACAAGGCGTATATAGAGATAGCCGTACCAGATAGGCTATCTCATTTGCTTGAGAAATATGCTGGAGAAAAAAGGCTGTTTAACTTCTGTGAGACTTATGGATCAAGTAAGAATTTCAATAAATGTATAAATGAGGGAATAAGTGATATAACAAGAAAAAACGACCTTCCTCATATTTCTGTCTATTCGTTTCGGCATAGTTGGGCTACATTCGCTCAAAACGATTTCGATGCAAGTTTGGATTTAGTAGGCTTTTGCCTTAACCATGCTTCTTCCCATAGGGTGACATCTGGGTATGTTAAGACCGATTTTAGCGTTATCGACCGCTTGAATGCCAAGATTCTTGATTATGTATTTGAAGAAAAAAACGAAAAAAAGATGGAAATAATTTGCGGATTAAAAAAATGACTCTATCTTTGCCGTTGAAATAGCGAGTTGGATTTTAGACGAAAGTTTGAGATCCAACTTTTTGTGTTTATGTGTGTTTGGTCTCTTCTTTCTGTAAACTTCCATAAAACAATGACTTACCGGGTGCCTTTAAAAAAACAGGCACTATGACGATTTCTATTTCTAAAACAGCGCTGCTATCAAGATTGCAGCTTTTGGCGAAGATCATACCCGCCAAATCATCCACGCCGATCCTTTGTCATTTCTTGTTTGAGACGAGGGAAGGCCGGTTATTCATCACCGGATCGAATAGCGAGGGCCGGATAACCACCAGCCTTGAGTGCATCTTCGACGAGGAGATATCTATTTGTGTCCCGACTTCCTTATTAGAAGGACTGAGGAACCTGCCCGAGCAACCAATTGATATAATCATCAACAAGGATACCCGTGAGATAAGGATCAAGTACCATGGTGGAAAGTTCGAGGTGGTGGGTTATGCCCCATCTACCTATCCGGGAAAAAGATCGATCGAGGTCTTGGACTCTGTGTCATTGAGCGCGGAGGATTTATTCAATGGGATATCCAAGGTCATAAATTTGGCCGGGAATGATGATATCCGTCCGGTCCTAAGCTCTGTCTTTATTGAGACGGAACCGGAGACCGTATGCTTTGTCGGTGCGGACGGGCATGGTATGGGATTCTTGAGAAAGGGCAATGATAGACAGGTTGGCAAGATCTCAGTTATAATCAGCCGTCCTATAGCCTCGGTATTGAAGGCGATACTTCCGGCTTCCTCCGATAACATGGAAATGAGGGTCGGTGCGGATTGGTCCGATGTCATATTCAATGACTATGAGATATCGTTCCGGAATGTGGAGGGGAGATATCCTAATTGGAAAGCTGTGGTACCCAAGGCGAATAAGCTGGAACTACTTGTTGACACCGGACAACTGATCGGGGCTATTAAAAGGACATCGGTGTTCTCCAATAAGGCCTCATGCCTTATCGTCTTGAGGATCATTCGTGATAAGTTGACCGTATTCGCCCAAGATATAGATTTCTCGACTTCCGCGGAGGAAACGTTGGAGGTCGATTTTAACGGGAATGAGTTCTCGATCGGGATTAAGGGATCGTTGCTTCTTGAGATACTCTCATGTATCGATGACGGGCGTACGAGGCTTTCCTTTAGCGAGCCTAGCCGCGCTATCTTGATAACTCCGGAGAACCAATCCGGGAACGAGGAACTTACCTATTTATTAATGCCCATGACAATCCCGTAAGTTATGAAAGAGTTCAAAGATACAATCCAGAAATATTTGCAGGAGAGGGCGGCGGAAGATCTTCTGTTTGCCCCGAGACTTGCCAATCCTAAAAAGAGTATAGACGAGTGTTGTCGTTATATCTTGGGAGAGGCCCGTAAGCGTGGAACCTCTGTCGTGATGAGTGATACGGAGGTTTTTGGTATGGCCGTACATTATTATGATGAGGAGAATATCGAGGTCGGAAAAGTTCCTGTCGGTAGCTCCGTTTCTTCTTCCCATAAAGTAGAACTTACGGAGGAAGAAAAGAACGCTGCCCGTCAGGCGGCCATCAAAAGGTTGACCGAAGAGCAATACCGATCGCTTAAAAAGAGGCCGGCCAAGAAGAAGGTTGATGAGAGTGTCCAACAAATGAGCCTGTTTTGATATGAAGCCGAGAACGAGATTGGAAAAGTTGGTGGCGGGATTGAGCGAAAAGCTTCCCGCCATCACAAAGGCGCAGGAGGAATGGGCCAAGGAACACGTGTTCGACCATGTAGCTTACAAATGTAAGAATGAGTTGTGGTGCTCTGAATGTGGCGAGATATGGGTTAATACGGGTAATAGTAAATTGGGTGACAAGACCGAATGCCCTTATTGCCACCATCAATTAGATGTAAAGGTCAGCAGAAAGCAGAAGAACCATGAGGAGGCGTATATGTCCATCCTGCAAGTGAGAGGCGGGTTTCAGGTGATCCGGCATATACTATGTTGGAAAAACGCCCGTAGGGGAACTTCTCCGGTGTATTATGATTTTACTGAAGTTGTTCAAGAATGGATTCGTGAAGACGGAAAACGTACGATCATAGCCCGTCCAATAAATATGGGACGTAACGGATTTGCGTATAGTTCCCCTCTTAGTATCAAGGGTGAATATGGAAGTAACCCATATAATTATTACGGTGATTTATATGCGATATTTGGAGAGCTTTATCCAAGGAAAGAATTACTTCCGGAATTGAAAAAACGGGGACTGAATCGACTGTTCCCGGATGTAACCCCGTCTAAGTTGATACGTGACTTGTTGAAAGGCGGAAACGATGCGGAACTGTGTCTCAAGACCGGGCAAATATCCATGCTGAAGCACATGTATAGAAACGGCTTTTCCCAGCTTCGTTATAAGCCATCATTCAATATCTGCAACCGTAACCATTATATTATCAAGGATGCGTCCCTTTGGGAAGACTATATGTCTTTATTGGCTTATTTCGGTAAAGACTTGCGTAATGCCCATTATGTATGTCCTAAGAACTTGAAGGTCGCGCACGATAGGCTATTGGCAAAGAAAGATGCCCGTGAAGCCAAGTTGAGACAGGATAGGGATCGTGTGGAAGCTATCCGTAGGCGTGAAAAGCTCATGAAGGATATAGCCGGCTTCTACGAACGGATGGAAAAGTTTTTCGGAATGAAAATCACGGATGGTAACATAGTCATTTGCCCGTTGGAGAGTATTACCCAGTTTTATCAAGAAGGCAAGGCTATGCATCACTGCGTGTATAAACTCGGATATTACAATCGGCCGGATCGCTTGATACTGTCCGCAAAGGACACCGGTGGCAAGCGTATCGAGACGATAGAGGTGAACTTGAAGACGCTGAATATCGTCCAGTCCCGGGCCGTTTGCAATGGCGTAAGTGAGTATCACGACCAGATAGTAAAACTGGTGAAGAAGAATATGAACCTGATTCGTCAGAAATTGATAGCGTAAATTTACAAGGATGACTTACATTGAACTTATAAATAATTTTTGGGAATTGGATGAAGACTGGCAATTTACCTGCTGTGAAACGAGGCTTTATTTTTATTTGTTGAAAACAGCGAATCGTTTAGGCTGGGTGGATAGCTGGACGCGTAGCGATGCAAAGGTGTCGTCTGACGTGGGAGTGTCAGTCAATTCGATGAAAACAGCCCGTAATAGATTAGTTCAAGCAGGTCTGATAGAATTTAAATCGGGAGGAAATGGACAGCGGGATAAAACGAGGTATATCGTTAGGTGTCAAAATTTGATACCTAAACTACAACCTAAACATGAACCTAATCTTATACCTAACCGTGAACCTAAACCGCAACCATATATTAATAAGACTAAGATAAAGACTAAGAATATTAATATACCCCCCACACCCCCCAAGGGGGTTGACAAAGCAAAAGAAAAAGAGCTTTTGGAAAAGGAGGAGGCTTTACGTGTTTTGGAAGAAGAGTTGAAGAAACGGGAGGCGGAACTGGGTGCACAATCGGACAATCCACCATCCAAACCGAAAAAGCGTCCTAATCCGTTGAACTCAGAAGCAAGGAAACTTTTCGAGGAACGCTATCAGGCTCTTTTCTCATCCAACTATTACTGGAGTGCGAAAGATGCGGGAAATATGTCTTCTTTGCTCAAGAAGTTGAAATTTCAACGGGAGAAGAAGAATTTACCTATTGACGACCAAGGCGTGTTGAATGCTTTGAAGTACTTATTGGATTCAATCACTGACGGTTGGATATTGGAAAACTTCAGTGTGACGAATATTAATTCGAAGTTTAATGAAATTGTCTCACAGATAATGGCAAGGAAACAAGAACATGGAAATACTAAACATACAGACGGAGCGAAAGCCCGTGAACAACAAACCGATAGAGAAATCATGGAATATGCCCGTAGTGCCTTCAGAAAAGACGTATTCGGTGATTCGTAGATATGGGGATGGGGAAAGCTTTGCGAAGACATTCAACCCATCTTTACAGACGATATGTGCCCAAAACATAGAACGGTCCTTTTTGGGCGATGCTCCATCATTGGCATTGCTGTCGCAAACTTATCCAAATGAGCAGGTAAACACTTGGATTATTGCCCATTTGATGGACTTATACAAATTCGCAGGGGTTAAGGAGAAGCCTTCGTTTCAGCAAGTCTTGGAACTAGCTGTGATGATACGGGTTGAATATTATTATTTTAAAGCTTCTGAACTGCTGTTGTTTTTCTTCAAGCTCAAGTCAGGGGAATATGGTACGTTCTATGGTGTGGTCGATCCGATGGTGATTATGGCAGCCTTGATCGAATTCAAGGCATATCGTCGGCATCAGCGGGAGATCTACGACCGTGAGATACAGCGTAAGAAACGGGAGGAGCAATGGGCAGAATGGGAGAGGAATGCCGTTCCCTGCCCGGTACACTTGAAACTGGCGAAAGCGTTTGTGGAGGAAATACAAAATGCGGAATGAGGAATCGAAGCTCCAGCAATCCTGTATCACTTGGTTCCGGCTGCAATATCCCCGTCTGGCGAAGTTGCTGTTCGCCGTTCCGAACGGTTCTCGGCGGGATGTTGTCACTGGAGCCATCCTCAAGCGGGAAGGCGTGGTTGCCGGTGTCGCCGACTTGATTCCAAAGAAATGCTATGCCAGCCTCTGTATTGAGATAAAGTACGGCAAGAACGGGTAAAGCAACAGCCAGAAAGAATGGCAACGGCTTGCGGAGGCGGTTGGGAACAAGTATGTGTATAGATCTCTGGAGGAGTTTATGAAGCAGATGACTTTGTATTTAAGTTTTAGGGCTTTAGAACTTTTGTGTGATAACGCTTGTTTGTAATAATAAAATATTCTAATTTTGCAGTCGAGAAGAAATCTATGGAATACCCTTTTGCACATAAAGAATATAAAATTTACACTAATACATTTTTGCAAAATGTATTAGTGGAGTGGTATTATACGTCTTCTGATAAAGAGATTGATATTAGTCTGTTAAAGGAGTTTTTTAAAGATAATTTTAATATAGAACTTCCATCAGAAAAAGATGATTTGTTTCCTGTCATGATTGGTTCAACAGATCAATGTGTTAATTTGTATTTTGGGAAAGATGCATTTAAACTAAGAGTGGGTATTGATGCTTATAGAGGATTTAAAAATCTAAAACAGTTTTTTGATTATGGTACTGATTTTTTAGAGATACTTCATATTAATGAAATAAAGAATGTGAAGGTACGAAAGATTAATATATGGCCTTATGAAAATGTTGGAAGTAAAAAAACGAGTAAAGATGTTCTTTTACGAAAAATATTCTCAAAAGAATTGCTAGAAGGTGATATGATACAATCTTTGAATAACGTTTCTCAATCTTTATGGGATAAGTGCTTTGATAATCAAGAACAAGCTGAGAAAATGTGTATTAAGTATGGATTTAATTCGAATTATGAAGGTTATAAAGATCTCATGATATTGGATACATATGTTGAACGTACAAGGGTTATTAGTAATAGTGATATTATTGATAATTTACTTCAAATGAATCAAGTCCTTTTTGATGCATATCATTGGAGTGTTAATCAGAAGATTATTGAAATAATGGATAAGGAGATAGTAAAATGATGAATTTTAAGTTAAAGCTAGAAAACGACTTCTTTTCCAATGAAGATAACTTGTATAAAGTTTATGCGAAAGATAAAACTGTTAGTAAAAGTGGAAAAGTCATATTAGCGTTATGTTTAACAGTTTTGTCTAGTATCTCTTCGGCAAATAATGACCATGAATTTGTATTGCAAGAACCTTTATTTAAGTCTAATGTAGTATCAAAATCCTGTATTAAAACAGAGGATGCCTTAATGGGGTATTTAAATCAGGAGACTTGTCGTGGTCATATAGAAGATAATATAGCTAAGATTAAATCATATCCTTCAAGTTGGTGGGAAAAATATGAGGCGGAAAGACCAAAACAAGTCACTTTTGATAATGTTTTTCGATTTCTTGATGTTAATAAGAATGATGTACTATTGAAGGGGGCTGAAATTTTGCCAGAACCCAATGCTACGTTGTTGATTGAATGGGATTCTGACTCTTTTATGTGTTCTCTTTATATAGGGGAAACGGAGTTTTCCTATTCTATTCTTCCTTTAAATGACTTGGAAAAACCTCTATTAGGGCAGGCTTCAATGGAAGAAGAAAAAGCTATTCTTGAATTTTTTAATCGTCTTGAAACTGTATATGCTTGATATTACAATAAGTGAAACAAATACAGATAGACGATATACGATTGAGGATGAAGAGAATGTGATAAGATTGTTATCCATTCCGAGCTGTTTAAATTCAAATGGTCGGCTGACTCCGGTTGCCTTTTCTTTATATCATAACAATGAAGATTATGTATCAATCTCTCGCTTGTTCTATTCATCAAGAGATGAGTGTATAGAATTAGGAAAAAAGATAAAAGTTTGGGCGAGTAAAGGAGATGAGTTTGCTGGTCTTGCGGAATTGAATGCAGGAAAAATAAGAAGCATATCATCTACTCAGATATTGTTGCTTTCTAAATATAAAGAAGATTTCAAGGCTCATGCTGGTATTTCATTTAAAAATGAAAATGGTGATATTTATGTGAATATAAAGAAAGGAACTCCTTCCCCTGCTTGGTTAATTCCTTTGCAACAACGGCTTTGCCTTATATCGAAGGTAGAAAAAATAGATTTGAAAAAATAATTCTTACTTCTCTCTTGCATATTTTAAAATAACTCCTCATCTTTGCACCGTCCTATTTTATCAACAGCGGCGGGTGACCGCCGAACATATTCTTTGTGTCGGCATTTTTTGTGCCCATACATAAACGTATTATAAAGTATAACGGTTTCGTACCCCCTTGATACGGCTTAATGGCCGTAACTGCCGCTGTTGGTGTAGGACAAAGGGACAGGCGAAACCGTTTTTTTGTCTATCCACTATAACAAACAATGTTAGTTATGTCCAAACAACAGAACATTTGTTTGTCGGGGAATAATAGTACCCAACAACCAACGGCCCAACCCTCCGAAATGGGTAAGTACTCCACTCCAGAACTGCAAGCCGCATTCGATGCCGGCCGTGCTCTCGGAAGAACCGAAGGCATGCTATCTTATCAACGCCACATCATGAACCAGCTCTTTGCAGAGAATCAGAAGCTCAATCGGAAACTTCAGGAACAGAAAGGAGGCCGGTCATGAGAGAACAATATGTAAGAATACTAGTTCCCAATTATAATCCGGATCCTCTTAGCGTGAAGCAATTCTTCCAAATGCAGAGCTTTGCCAAAGACGTGCAAACCTATTTACCTTATCAAAGCACCACTTTGCTCGATTTCATGTCTATTGCCTACAACTATTGCTTGAAGACTCGGCAAAATTCGTTGGATAATATGGCCTGTTATCGTGACGACTTTAGGCACAAGGTTATGCTATTCCTGACGAAGTATTATCCTAATGGATTCAAGAAAAACAAGAAAGGTTTGTCAGATACCTGCTACAAAGAACTTTTGAAATATCGCAAGCCTCGCTTCAAACGTGATTTCCTTGGTGAGTATGAGCCAATAGAGCGCATTTGGTTTATCCTCGCATTACGTGCCTGCCACAGCTTTTTATTGTCCGGACATCTAATCGGCGATATAAATCAATTTGCCTACAAACTTGAGAAAATAGCTTTAATGATGAAAGGAGATATCTAAGGACTAAATAGTTAATAGATATTTTATTTCTCGGAAGATGTTCTTCTATTTTGAGGAACATCTTTCTTTTCTTATATATCTTAGTTAAAATAGGATATGAAGGAACATTGTTGTATTTTTTGTAATAAAAAGACTGTATCAGTGATCAATACAGAAGAAGGACCAGTTTGCTATAATTGCTACTCTGATAAAAAGAACCCTCCAAAACAGAAGCAACATCATGACAACGAAGAAGCCCGGATTCAGTCGGAGTTTTTCAATAAGGTTCCTTTATTCTTCCCGAACCTACCGGATCGGCTCCTTTTTGCAGTCCCGAACGGTGGTAGCCGGCATAAAATAGAAGCGGCTAATATGAAGCGCCAAGGCGTTAAACGAGGTGTAGCTGATGTGATCCTTCAGATACCGAAAAAGGGGTATGCTTCCCTTTGTTTGGAGTTCAAGACATCGACGGGAAAACAATCTCCCGATCAAAAAGAATACCAACGCCAAGTTGAAATGGCAGGTAGTAAGTATGTGATTGTTCGGAGCGTGGAACAGGCTATCAGGGAACTGCAACTGTATCTGGGTTAATAGATTTCCCCTGTTATATTTTAGAATAAAAGTTATGGCTGAATTGAAGTATGATCCCCGGAATTATCGCATCCACACAGATAAGAACAAGAGATTGATTCGTAAAAGTTTGGAGGATTGTGGAGCGGGGCGTTCTATCCTTTTCGATAAGGATGATTGCATCATTGCAGGGAACGGAGTGTACGAGCAAGCGCTGGAATTAGGCTTACCGGTTCGAATTGTGGAGTCTGATGGTACGGAATTGATTGCTATCAAGCGTACAGATCTCTCAACTGAGGATTCTCGGCGTAAGGCGCTTGCCCTAGCTGACAATTATACCTCTGATACGTCTGTATTTGACTTTGACGCGATCGTTGAAGATTTCAGTGCAGACGAGTTGGATGCTTGGGAATTTAAAATCGATGATCTGAATATTGATGATATCTCCATCGACGATGTGAAGCCGGACAAGGGGCGTGTCGGCAGCTTGAAAGAACGTTTCATTATTCCTCCTTTCTCAGTACTTGACTCTAAACTTGGAAACTGGCAAGACCGGAAACGTGCCTGGCTTGATCTTGGTATAAAGAGTGATGATGGCCGGGAGAAGGAGATTACATTTAGCCGATCAGCGCAACCACCCCGAGTATACGAAGCCCGTAACGTAATTCGTGAAAAAACAGGTGCCGATCCGTCGTGGGACGAATTGCAGAAGTATTGCCGGGATCATGGTATCCCGTTTATGGATGGAACCTCGATCTTTGACCCGGTACTGTGCGAGCTGGCCTACCGGTGGTTTAATATTCCCAATGGTTGTATCCTGGACCCATTTGCTGGTGGCTCCGTTCGTGGTATTGTTGCATCTATGTTGGATATGACTTATTTTGGTGTTGATCTAAGGCCGGAACAGGTCGAAGCCAACTGTAAAAACGCAGTTGAAGTATTAGGGGAGGAGTTCGGCGGGAAAGGCGGTCATAAATTTGCTCCTCTGTGGCTTTGTGGAGATAGTGTAGAGATAGATGCCCTGGCAGAAGGTTATGAGGCAGACTTGGTTTTTAGTTGTCCTCCGTATGCGGACCTAGAAGTGTATAGTGACGATCCGGCAGACCTATCGACGATGGATTATCCTGAGTTCCTGCAAGCGTATAAAGAAATCATCTGGAAGAGTTGTTCACTGTTGAAGCCTAATCGATTCGCCGTGTTTGTAGTAGGAGAGGTTCGCGATAAGAGTGGTGTGTATCGGAGTTTTGTTCCTGATACGATCGCTGCGTTCCAGGAAGCAGGCTTGCATTATTACAATGAGATGATACTGGTTAACAACATAGGTAGTCTGGCTATGAGAGCCGGAAAGCAGTTTAGTAATAGCCGAAAGATTGGTAAGCAGCATCAAAATGTGCTTGTATTCTATAAAGGGGATCTGAGTAAGATTAAGGAAAATTTTCCCGAACTTGATTTCTCGAATGATGATTTGTTTAAGGAAGATTGATAAATTTGGCGAATAACTAGAGAAAAGGATATTCGCCATGAAAATAAAATTATGTATGATTTATCGTGAGGTTTTAGCGAAGAGATTAGAACGTAAACGCAAGCAGTTTATGGAATTGGAGAGACAGATAAATAGTGAAGGTGTTTCTTCATCGGTGGATAAGCGCAAATATATTGAGTTGAAAGCTATCGTGAATGAATTGGAGAATTGCCTTGATATGGCGGATTCTATGTTTAAATTTAGTAAGGAAGAAAAAGGAGAGTAGTATTTAATGGCAAAGTATAGTCAAAAATTGGTGGATCGAATTTGTTCTCTTATTCGGGAGGATAGCTATACTATTGCCGAGATTTGTGATTTGGTCGGTATAAACAAGGATACTTACTATACTTGGATGAAAACAAAATCCGACTTTTCCGACTCTATAAAAAAAGCGGAAGACGCACGGATGCAATTCTTTGTTGCCGAGGCCCAGAAGTCTTTATTAAAGAAGATTCAAGGTTATGAGGTGGAAGAGTCGAAGATCACGTATGTCGATAGTGGTAAACCTGTGGTTGATGAGAATGGAAAAGAGAAACAGAAACCTAAGATCAAAGAGAAAACTATAGTCAAGAAGCATATCCAGCCGGATACCGCTGCTATTATTTTCACCTTGACAAATGGTAATCCAGATCGTTGGAAAAACAGGCAGGATTCTAACATTAGTGGGCTTACTCCCGTAAGTAAGTTTGAGGGGATGACCGATGAGCAATTAGAGGATTTTATCTATGGAGAAAAACAGAAGAGAGATATTGTTGTTGATGGCAGAGGCGGCGGATGTGCTGAGACGCCGGAAAGCGAAAAATGATTTTTGGTCATATTGTTTATATTATGACCCGAAATTCTTTTCCAGACGCTTATTTTTGAAACATGTGGCGGACGCTTTTACTCGTGTGTATGATTCTTATCAAGATGGTGTTATTCGCAGGTTGGCCGTTTCCATGCCGCCACGTGCCGGTAAGTCCTATATATCCTCGTTGTTCATCGCTTGGATGCTCGGTCACTTCCCGGAAGAGTCGGTCATGCGCAACTGCTGTTCCGATACGCTGTATAACAAGCTGTCTTACGACACGCGCGACATCGTCCGTTCTTCCCGGTTTAAGGAAATCTTCCCAGATATACAATTGCGTGGTGATAAACAGAACGTGCATGGCTGGAGCTTGGAAGCTGCCCGGCAGGTGAGTTACTTCGGGGCTGGTGTAGGCGGTACGGTGATCGGCTTCGGTGCTTCTATGTTGGCTATGACCGACGACTTGTATAAGAGTTTGGAGGATGCACTATCTGACACCAATAACGAAAAGGTCTGGTCGTGGAAGCAGGGAACGCATGATTCCCGTATCGAAGGGAATTGTTGCTCAATCGACATCGGTACCCGCTGGTCGGCTACGGACGTTCTCGGCCGTATGGAGGAAATGGGGAAATATGACGAAATTATCCGTATCGCCGCATTGGATGAGAACGATTGTTCTTTCTGCGAGGATGTACATACGACAGAGTATTACCATGAACTACGGGAGGAAACGGATGATTCCATTTGGTGTGCCGAGTATATGCAAGATCCAATCGAGGCAATCGGGTTGTTGTTCCCGAAATCGGAGCTTAACCGATTTAAATTGGCTGATATTGAGGGCAAGCAACCGGACGGTGTTATCGGAGCTACCGATGTGGCTGACGAGGGAGACGATGATTTCTGTGCTCCGATTGCCAAGGTATTCGGTACGAAGTATTTCATTACCGATGTGCTGTTTACGAAAGATAATGTCGAGATCACCGAACCGAAGTTGGTTTCCTTGATCCTTGATACTCGTTGCGACAATATGCGTATCGAGAGTAACAACGGTGGTCGCATATTCGCTCTCAATGTTCGTAAGGCCGTGAAGTCAAAGAACGAGAAATGTATCATTCAGGCGAAACCGACAACAGCCAATAAGGATACACGTATCTTGTTGAAGTCTGGTTGGATTAAGAAGCATTGTTATTTCTTGGAAGAAAGCGAGTATAAGAAAGGTTCGGATTACGACCGGTTTATGAAAGCTTTGACCAGCTATAAGAAAGAGGGTGGTAACAAGCATGATGATGCGCCGGATGGTATGACAATACTTGCCGAGAATGTAGAGTTTATTGGGTTGTGCAAGGCTAACTCTGTACGTCGGGTAGCAAGAGGACGATAATTGGCAAAATGAAAGTGTTTTTCTGATATTTGTGACACATGTTAGATAAAATCCCGATATTTTTCTGCCACATACTTGCGTTTTGATATGTGTTCTTGGTTTTTACATTTCAAAGTGAACTTGTTTATACTGGTCGTATTGACAGCGAAAAACTATTTGCTTTTATATTTTAGCATAAAACAATTATGCCAAGTATAAGCGAAATTCTTGCGAATGAAGATTTTGGGCAGGTAGTCAGTACGTTATGTGTCGATACGATTGAATACCGGGAACCAAGAGAATATTACAGAGAATACCACGGTGAGCGCCGGCGACGTAAAACCTCTGTCGGCTGGCGTGAACCGAAACGACTGAAGGTTTATTCGGAGACATTGAAAGATAAGAACGGGGAGCCGTTACGGCTGGAAGACAAGATTGTCGATGTGGCCCGTATCGTTACCAACTTTCCAAAGAAGGAGGTACGGACCTCTGTCGCTTTCCTGTTTGGCGGGCAAATGACGATTACAGGAACGGATCAGAACGATGGTTTTCTGGAGTTCAAGCGTGTATGGGAACGTCGGCTGAAGATGCAATCCGTACTGAAATCATTCGCACGCAAGGTACTTTCTGAAAGTAAGGCTGCTCTTGTGTTCTATCCGTATACCTCCAAAGGATTAGACGGCAAATTGATTACGGAGTTGAAGGTTAAGACGCTTTCTGTTCCTCGTAATGCAAATACCTTTTCTGAGTTTTATCCTCATTTTGATGATAACGACGATTTGGATGCTTTTATTCATCGTTACCAGATAAATTCTAACGGTATGCTCCGGAATAGTTGTACTATCTGGACAGCCGATAAGATTATAACAGCTACCGATGAGATGGGCGGCTGGGTAATAAAAGAGGTTCCCAATCTATTCGGAAAAATTCCGGTTGTGTATGCCGATATCTTCCAACCTGAATGGGACGAGGTTGCCGGTATCATGGATGCACGGGAAATGCGTTTGTCCCGTATGGCCGACACTAACGACTACTTTGCGGAACCAATCTTGAAAACATATGGAGATTCCGATTTACCTTCTAAGGAAGCAACTGGGAAAGACCTTAATTTCCCCATTAGGGTCGATGAAATGTCCGGCAAAGAGTATCATGGCGATGCGGACTATCTGACGTGGACCGGTTCCCAGCCATCTGTGGACAAAGAATTGGAAGAAACGAAGAATGAGCAATTTGCCGGTACTTCCACTCCGGACCTTTCCTTTGATAACTTGAAAGGTATCGGTAATCTGTCCGGTGTCGCCCGTAAGTTCATGCTGATGGATGCCACCATCAAGGCGAGCGAGAACATGGAGACGTTCGGACCGGTCGTACAACGTTGCGTGTCGGTAGTTTTGGCTGGGATATGCAACATTACCAATATTAAGTACCGTCCCCAATTGGTGAACAACCTGATCGATGTGGAATTTGGCTCTATCCTTCCGGAAGATTTGGCTGAAACCTTGCAAACGCTTTCTGTTGCCAATGGTGGTAAGCCGATCAACTCCCAACGCACGGTTACGGCTCATTCTCCTTTGACGGAAGACTTGGATGAAGAAATGAAGCTGATGGAGGAAGAGGAAGATACAGCAGCGCAACGCAATAATATGATCGGCTTAACAATGGGATATGGAGAATGAAAGAACTATCATTTCATGAGCGACAATTCCTGCAATGTCTGTTCCGGCAACAAGGTAGCATAAAGTATTCGTTTGACGAGTTTGTCCGTAGGGTAGGACCTCTTCTGGCTAAATGGTCGGATCATGGCGGTGACCGTGTATGGATAGGCAACGCTACCATAGAGAAGCAAATCGAACGTCTGTTGGATGACCTGCATACGCAGCTCGTAAGCAATATATCCAATACAGTTACCGATGTATGGAATTTAGGCAATAGGAAAGCGGATGAACTGGTAACAGGTTATATCAAGGATATGGCCATATCCAGTACGTTGAAGGATAAGATGTTTTCCAGAAGTGCAGATGCGCTGAATACCCTGTTGAAACGTAAGGATGAATTTGGTAAAACCATATCCTCCCGTGTCTGGGATATAACGGACGGAGCTATGGATAATCTGGAGTATTATCTTTCTTCGGGTTTGTCTTCCGGCCGTCCGGCTGCGTTGATCAGCCAAGATATACGGCAATTACTAAACGAACCCAACCGTCGTTTCCGCCGTGTAAGGGACGCGAATGGCAAATTGGTCCCATCCCAGCCGATGAAAGATTATCATCCGGGGCAGGGTATTTATCGTTCATCTTATAAAAACGCCCTTCGACTAGCAGCAACGAAAACAAACGAGGCTTTTCGAACTGCCGATTATGAACGTTGGCAGAATATGGACTTCGTGATCGGTATAGAGGTGGAACGTTCACCAACGAATCACGGTCCGTGTCCTGTGTGTGACGCCAAGGCTGGCCAATACCCGAAGGATTTCAAGTTTACAGGATGGCACCCGTTTTGTATTTGCATATCTACGCCGATTATGATGGATCATGAGGAGTTCGCTGAATGGTTACTGGGTGATGGAAAGCCAAAGGATTCGATTAATGTAGCGTCCGATAAAGTGAGATTTAAGGAGATCAAGGAAAAGGCTTCTTTATTAAAACAAACTGTTATTCGGAATAAAGATTTTCGGAAAGATATACAGATTACCGGTCGTGGTATAAAAGAGTGGTTGAACCAGCCACATAAATATTACGAGAAAAAGAATGAAATGCTTTTGGATATAGCTTCTGTGATAAAGGATGCGGAATATATTGGTTGCGGAAATGATAAGCATGGATATAATGCTATTGTTCATTTGTTTGAGACAAAAGTGGAAAACGAAAAGTCTTGGATTCTTGTGAAAGAGCAGGCGGATGGTAGCACATCGTTATATAGTATCTCTGATAGCATAAATATATTGAGATTATTGGAAAAGAAGAAAGGCGATTCATAAGTAGCCCCGTGGAACTACAATCCACGACTTGCTTATAAACCGCCTTCTTTTTGCAAAAATATAAATAATCTCCTAATTGTTTAGCGATTTAGGAATTTTAATCGTAAAATCAACTGTTGGCGCCAGCATAATAGTTGAACAACTGCGGTGCTGAACACCGTGGTTGAACTGGGGTGCTGATGACCCCAGTTGTTACGCTCGGCATAATGGTTGGAATTAATCAAATTACTTCTGCTTCCTCCTTAGGTTGCTCTACCACCTTAAAGAGGTTGGCGAGAAATTCCAGCCCTTTCTGAGTAACGAGCACTTTTAAGACCATGAATCCATCGTGATTGTTCCGGTCAATCCATTTCTCTTTTAGGACGAAATAACCACGCTTCACATATTCCTGCTTCGGTTCGTTCTTGTTCTTGAAGAATACACCCATATCACGAAGTTTTTGGAACAAGGTATTTCTGCCGAATGGGAGATTCAGGATTTTTGCGGACTGGCCGATGTCGATACGTTCGTCCGCATCCATTATTTTATCCATAAAGTCTGCCTTGGGACGTAGTTTGTTGTTTTCTTTTACTACGGTTTCAACTTTTTTCTCCAGCTGCCGGATTCGTTCTTCTTTGCGCTTCATGGTGTCTTTGGCAACCAATAAGGCACGAGCCATGATCTCCTCCGGTGTCTCGTCTTCTTTGGCAATCATGTAACCGCCGGTTTTGCGGATGGCGGGGAGGATCTCTTCGCATACCCAGTCTTGGAACTTTTCTGCCTCGGGTAATTTGGAGCGCATAACTAAGCGGTAAACATCGGATTCTGGGATGAAAGAGATTTCTACTTTCTGTTCTGTACTTTTACCATATTGGTTTGTTGTGATTGAGACCCCCTCGTGTTTCACGACCCCCTTACAATGTCTATTGATAGCATCATATCGATTACTATACCCTAACATCGCTGCCACATCATTGGCCACAAACATTGGTTTATCATCTATAACCGTAACTCTGATTTGTCCGAATACCGGACTTTGGAAATATTGTATCTTCGCTTCCATAATGAGTCGTATTTAAAAGTGAAAGGGCAAAGACCGGAATTGCCTATTGTGGCTGTTTGCAATTCCAATCAATGCCCTTTATTAATATCTTTCTCTGGAGAACAGCCACGAGCTCCGGATTAGAACGTTCTGAAGTAATATATAAGTCAGATTTTCTTTTTCCGGAGGCAGATGGCGATACCTTCTATACTTTCGCTTTTTGTGCCTGTAGTTTCGAATTTAACTTCTCAGCCTCCTTTTGCATATTTTCGGAAGCGTGCTTGATGTAGTATAGCATTCCTTCGGTTCTTCCTATCTCTCGACCGGAATTGAAAGCGGCTTGCAGTTCTGGAGTGGAGTACTTGCCCATTTCGGAGGGTTGGGCCGTCCTTTTGCCGTTACTATTGTTGGCGGCATTGGAATCCTTGGAATTGATAGACATATATAATAAAAAAAGGTATTCGTGCCTTTCCTGCTGTCTATCACATTCCAAGGGATGTTGTGGTCCCATTACAGTTCCACACAGGGGTACACGAATACCAAATATCGTTATACAATAAATGTGTGTGCATAAAAAATGCCCACATCCCTTAGTTAAATATGATAGACACCACAAAGATGAGCACTAATTCTGAATCCCACAAGAAAAAATAGAAATACCTTTGCTTTTTCATCTTGTTATGCTATTTTTGCGTTATGTGGAAAGAGAAATTAGGAAACTATTTGATTGATGTCTCGAAATATATCTTTACAGGTGTAGTGGTAGCGTCTTTATTCAAGGATATGGAAGATAATAAGTGGCTGATTTATGGCCTAGGCTTTACGTCTTCTATTTTAGCCTTAATAGCAGGATTGGTATTAACGAATAAGAAAAAGGAGGATAAGTAATGGGAGCTATAATTGGATTCGCCGTGATAGGCATACCTTGTGCCGCATTTTTGATCTATTGCCTTACGCCTTCTGGCAAACAATGGCTTAGATCCAATCACATGATTTGACAAGATAGATTCTTATAGGAATAATTGAAATGAAGCCTGCCGGTTGTCCGGTGGGCTTTTTTTATACCCGGAATTTTCTTTCTCTCCCTTATATTTTAAACAGAAAACTCTTATGACAATTTTAGATTTAATCAAGGCGGCATGTAAGACAAAAGGCGTGCCGGAGAAGTATGCGGAACGTATTCAAAAGACGTTCAAGATTGAGAAAGCCGAGGGGATGGAGGCTTTCGTGGACCTGTTCAAGGATAATATTCTTCCGGCAATCCAAGAAGCGGAGAATGAAGCTAAGACTACGGCTGAAACGGCCGCTGTCGCCGCTTATGAAGCCAAGCATGGGTTGAAGGATGGTAAACCGGTAGAAGATCCGGATAAGAACAAGAAAACGGAAGAAGAGCTGTTGAAGGATCTTAGCCCGGAACTGAAAGCTTATCTGGAAAGTATGAGGAAGAGCGTCGATGATATGGCTAAGAAGGTGGGCGATTCCATTACCAACTCGGCAAACGAGGCTAAGAAAGAAACAGTCCGTAAGCAGTTGAAGGATGCCGGTCTTCCGGATAGCTGGCTGGGACGTGTGGACTTGGCTTCGGAAACCTCTATCGAGGATCAAATCAATGAGCTTTCCGAAGAGTTTACCGGAATCCAGCAAAAGGCGATCGATGATGCCGTGGCCCGTGGTGATTACGCTCCCGGTTCCGTGAATCTTCCGGAGCGTTCCGAGGCGGATTGGGCGAAGCTGATGGATCAGGATGCCGACAAGAGCGCAAATAATCCCGGTGTGGTGAACCTGGGTATTGAATAATCCAAGAAAAGTGTAACGTTATGTACAGAAAAAGAAAAAGAGAATTCCAGTATCCTCCCGGAATTGAAAAGATTATTGAGGATGTGATCGGCGGTGGGACGATTGACCGCCGGGATTTGCGGAACGCTTTGTTCAATGGCAAGTCGTTGGACGAGCTTCCTCCGATCGTGATCGTGGTGAAAGATCCGGAAACGGGGCTGTATCATGTGTTGAAAACAGCGTTGGTTTCAGAAGCGGCCGCTGCCGATGCGACAGCGTATAAGGTAGCCAAGAACCATCTGTTTGGTGTGGGTGACTTCGTGACGATTGGTGGAGCTTTGACAGGCGCGTCCGATAAGATCACGGCTATTGATAAGAGTAATGCGGAGTTTGATACGATCACGTTGGAAGCGACTATCGGTGCTGCCGCAAAAGGTCAGGTATTGGTTCAGGCTAAAGACAAACAGGCTGCGAAAGCCGCCAAGTTGCCTTATGATGGCGAATTGGTTGTCACGATGAATAAAGTCGACTTGACTGTAGCCAACCAGCAGTCCGGGTTATTGGTAAGAGGTACGGTAAACGAATCCTGTATGCCGTTCCCGGTAGATAAGGACTTGAAGGCATTAATGTCGTTTATCCGTTTTGTGTAATCCATTAAAATCAGATATATGGAAAGAAGTTTAATTAAGCAAGTGAATAAAAAGAACATGGCGGCCCGTTTGAATACCCGTCATGTGAAACCGGTTGTCTTCCCGAACTTCTTCGGGGTGAAAAGAAAGACCTCGTTGAAGTGGGAGACTCTGACCGGTGAGAAAGGCGCTCCGGTAATGGCAGACGTGATCTCTTTCGACGCTTCCGCACCGCAGAAGACCCGTGAGGTGATCAGCAAGCTGTCCGGCGATATCCCGAAGACAGCCGTCAAGCGTGGCATGAACGAGAGCGATTACAACGAGTATAAGCAATTGGAACGTGACGCGCAAGGTGACGCGGACCAGTTGGCATTGTTGAATCTGGGTTTCAAGGATCAGGATTTCGTGTATAACTCCGTTCGTGCCCGTTTCGAATGGTGGTGTATGCAGCTCATGAGCCGTGCGGGTTTCCATTTGTCGGCAAAGAACAATGGCGGTGTCGTTACGGCTGAGTTTGTCGGTTGCGGTATGCCGAAGAAGAACCAGCGTAAATCTACTACGGACTGGAGTAACGCTACAACGGCCAATGGATTGCAGGATATTGAGGATACGGTTGTGGCCGCTTCTGCCGAAGGGGTGACGATCCGTTACGTTGTAATGCATGTGGCTGATTTCTCTTTGCTAAAGAAACAGAAATCCACGTTCGACACGTTAAAGGCATGGGTTAATTCGTCCTCCAAGATATTGGTGACAAAGAATCTCATCAACGAGTATCTGGCCGAGCAGGAGATCCCGGTGAAGATCATTACCGTGAACCCGGCTGTCCGTATCGAGGATAGTGCCCATCGTCGTAAGACGATCAATCCTTGGGAGCGTAAGCGTGTATGCTTCTTGGAGGATTTGAAGGTGGGTGACATTCAGCATGGGCCGATCGCCGCCGAGTCTTCCGCTACCTTGCAGAAAATCGCTCTCATGGTTAAGCAGGATTGGATCTTGGTAACCAAATGGTCTGAGCTGGAACCGTTCAAGGAATGGACGAAAGCGGAAGCGAACGCTATTCCTGTCGTGAATGATCCGGATGCCATGTTCATCATGAAAGTGGATGGGAAGGATTGGAACGCTTCTGAGGATACCGAGGGTACGGATGATATCCCGGCGACATTCTTGGGTGAAACCGTCGAACCGGAGGATCAAACGATTCAGGATACTGAAAACGGAGAATAACAATTATGGCTAAGACGATTCGAGATACGATACTCGCTTATCCCGGTCTGGCTGACTGTGAAGATTTTTTGGATAACGTCGTTTTGCCGGGACGCGGTTTTGAAGGTACAGAAGATAGTAAGACGATCGATATCCAAAAACAAAAGCTGGTGGCCGCCGACCTTTATTCCATGGTCGGCGGTCTGCCGGACTTCACGGAAAACAAGCTCTCCATCACGTATCCCCGTGCATGGTATGACGCTACGGCGAAACGACTATACCGGGAGGGAGGAGAACCGGAGAAAGCGGAATTGATAGGCAATAAGATCGAGGTACCCAAAGGAAGGGCGAGAAACAGATGGTAAAGCGATATTCACATACTGCGATAGTGACGATTCAATCCTGTCAATTGGTCAAAGGGGAATTGGTTGCCGGTAAACCGATGGAAATAGAGGTCACTGGGCAATACTACCCGTCCAATAGTGGACAGCAGTTGAAGCGGAACGTCGATGGAAGAGAGTTCATCGTGCATGGTGAGTTTTCGACCAAAGCCCGTCCTGTGGAAAACGCGAAGCATATCCGGATTGACAGTATCGCTCTCGATGTGGATATCATTAGCTGGGAACCGTTTCAGACTCACTCTGTAATCTATGTGTAGTTTATGGCAAGGAAAGGTGGTTTGACTCCGATGTGGAGTGATAGGGAAGTAGGGCGTTGGTTCGATTACTATGTGGATCGGGCGGAAGAGAGGATATACAAGTTATTGCAACGTGCCGGGGAAGAGTTCGTGAAGATCGCTCGAAAAAAAGGGAACTATCAGAATCATACCGGTAACCTCCGTAGCTCAATCGGTTATGTGATCGTTAAGGATGGCGATATATTGACCGAGAACTATGAGCAATCCACGGAAGGAACGGATAAACAGACCGGTATCAGGGAAGCGAAACGTTTGGTTTCCGAGCTGATCCCTCTTTATAAAAGGGGCTGGGTATTGATTGGTGTAGCCGCTATGCCTTATGCCAAGTATGTGGAAGCAATCGAAAATCTGGATGTTATCTCTGTCGCCACGGAACATGCCGAGGATTGGATCAAGAAACAGAGTCGAACGTTATTTGATAAACTCGCTGAGAAAGGATATTGAACATGGCAGATCAGTTTGATATAGTGGATATCGTATATAATGCGGTTGAGCCGGCGAGTACGGGCTTTATCCTGTATAAGGATCAATCCGGCGATGGCGAGAAAAGAAATCATATCACGATCCGCTCTCTGGCCTTGAATGGGAAAGATTATGTCAACAAGGGATCGATAAATATCAATATCTTCGTCAAGAGACCCTCGAAAGGCGTATCGGATCGACAGTTGATGATAGAGACCGTACGAGGCGTGAGGTTCGTGTTGCGGGATATCAAGCCGCCGTTGGGGATGTATTGGAAATCTCGGATCGTCTGGTCTGAGCCTATGGGCGAGGCCAAGGATGGCTTCGATTGTACGAATATTAGATTAGAGGTTATAACAGAATTAGATTAGTGATATGGAAAGAAGTTTAGCGCTGGATGTGGCGTATTTAGGAGTTGCGGAACCCGGGGATGGCGTAGCCGGTACCGAGTTCACCCAATGCGTTGACGTGGATACGGTGACGTTCAATTTCTCGGACGCCAAGGAGCTTAGTTTTACGTCCATGGGACATGAGGATCCTTGGGCGGTGGTGAGTCGGAAAGGAGATCCTTCCAGTATAGAGTTCACTATCCCTTCTCCTACGAGCGACGAGATGAAAATGTTTTGCGGGGGAACCGTTTCCGGTGATAAATGGGAGGCTCCCTTGTCTACGCCCTCGATATTGAAGACGATCAGGCTACAGAGCCTGCCGTACCAAGGTAAGTTCACGGAATATGTCTTTGTCAAGTGCTCTGTGTTCGGGAAGATCAGCCAAGCCCCGGATAAGGAGAATTGCGATCTCTTATTGGTAAAGGCCACGATCATGACACCGGTATCTGCGGCTGGCAAACAAGCGTCCCCGTATAGCAGGGCGGTGAAGGCCGTATCGGAAGACACGGAATGATGTTTTTTGTTTAGGTTGTCTAGAGCCTCGGTTTTTGCCGGGGCTCTTATATTTTAGAGGAAAATCATGAGCGTAAAGCGAGCACTACAGATTGAGAGCGACGTGGTGACAAGTCGGTCAGTCGTGATTCCTTTCGAGTTCAAGCCGGAGACGATCCCGGCGGGTAAGAACGTTGGTGATAGTATCGTTATCACCCCGATCACGGTAAGGACCGGGTTTAGGATACGGCCGTTACTCTTGCGGATTGACAAGGCGGACAAGGATGCTATCGTGGCTCATAAGGATGTTACGTTTGATAGTGTACTGTCGGAGTTGATGGCGAAATATGACGAGTTGATCTTTGAGATCGTATGTTTGGGTATCCATAACAAGAAAGGGGACATGCCCGCTTGGTTCCGGGAGGTACTGAAAGACAATTGTACATGGGAAGACCTGTATATCCTTTTGAACGCTATCCTCTTTCGTCTGGGTTGTAACCCTTTTTCTCGTACTATCATAGCTTTGGAAGCTGTGAGCCCGTTAAGCGAAGAGGAGATAATAGCCCTTCAAGAAAACAACGAGACTTGGGTAGGTCGGAGCCGGTGACGCAAAGTAGCTTCATGTTCCTTGTGCTATGTAACGAGGCGTTCGGGTATACGCATGAGCGGACATTGGACAGCGATCTGGCGCTTGTCATGTCCATGCTACGGGAACATGGTTACTTGGTGAACGACCGGAACAAATCACTGCTCGTGGACGATGATGAATCCGGGGATAATCATGGCGAGTGGGTCGAGGTAATCGATTTCGATACGGGAAAAAAGAAAAGGGTTCGAAGAATGAGCCCGGTATGATATATATTACTTTGCGTAGAGAACGTTTGTCATAGTGATTTTGGTTGTAAAAAAACCGACGAACCGTGAGGCTGGTCGGTTTTTGTTCTCTGTAAATGTGTCAAGATCTTCAGAGTGTCTGCTCGATAACCAGAGCGGTGTCTTCTAGCGAAAAGTAATTGGGTAACGCTCCGGATGGATTATGCTGTCAATCTCAAGATCCACATCAATTGCGTCCCAACGCAACGAATCCTCGTCCGGTATGGTCACGTCCAATACATCCGATACTTTTGCATTTCTGAACCAAGGGTATCTGTCATACGATAGATAATATTCCTTCCCTCCTACGAAAAGGAGGATACCGTGTGCATTAATCATTGTTACTCCCGCAGGGGGTGTTCCATTCATTTTTTTATTATATCGAGGCCGGACAAGCTGCATGAGAATATTCGTTGATATCTATAAGATGGATATTCAAAACATCTTCAATATCAAAAAGAGTGCTGGTTGTAAAGTTGTGGTCACCTCTTAACCATTTGGATATCTCAGAGGGACGTTTACTCATTTTTTCGGCAAATTCCTTTTGGGATAGACCTTTCCTTTTGATACCTTCTGCTATTTTTACGGCAAGCATCATACGTCTTTCCATGTTCTTGGCTCTTTTCGTGTCTATATTGCCAAGTACTGTATCCAAAATAGATGTATTGTTCATATTTATTCCTCCTTCAATTTTAAATTACCTAAGAAAAAACCGTTATCATCGAGATGTATATCCTTGTTTTTGATGGCTTCTGATATGATTCTGGATATTCGAACCACTGTTTCAGCTTCTTTTTTTAAGGAAGAACTTTCTTGATAAGCTCTAATGTTTTTGGGTTTGTATCCTCCACCTCCAACAACGATAGCAACGTTAGCAAATCGAATACAATAGATTCTTAATTTTTTGTCAGGACTATCAAATAGAGCGCAAACACCATCTCCCGGTTTCCCTTCATTTAGCTTGAAAAAGTGTTCGGCTGCCCCCGTTTTTGTAGCCATAATTTTTAACTTAGATACGATATCTTCTATTTCGGTTGGATATCCAGAATAGTTGTTCTGAAGAAATTATTCAAAAACGCTCTGATCCTCTTGATTGAGAATGACAGAATATATTTGAGTCTTCTTTCCTGACAGTTGCTTTATTTTGACAATCTCAAGTTCCACGATGAATTTTTTCTTTTTACAAAAAAACGAAGAAAAAGCGACAAGGCAAAAGAAAATGTCGAAAAAGATAACTTATAAGTGAATTTTTAACGGTTGACAGTCTCACATGAAAGGCTATCCTATATTTTACCATAAACGCATTATGGGAATAAGGAATAGGGATGGAGCGCTGTATATTGCGACTGGTCTTGATAACTCCGGCATGTACGAGGGAACACGGGAAGCGATGGGAATTATCAAGACCTTGGCCGGTGAGATCACGTCTTTTGACGTATTCGGTGGTATCGGTATCAGTGCGGCGACGGCGTTCGCCAAGGCCGCAAAGAGCTCATACGACTTCGAGAAGGAGTTCCGGAAGAACATGCTGGAAGTAGCGACCATTTCCACGCAGGTAACGGATGATATGACCGGTTTCATGAATCAGGTCATGTCCATAACTCAAGAGATACCGATCAAGGCTCCGGAGGCCGCCAAGGCGTTATATAGCATTGTCTCCGCCGGACATGACGGGGCGGATGGTATGAAGATCCTAGAAGTTTCGGCTAAAGCTGCCGTGGGAGGACTTACGGAAACCGAGACGGCAGCCGATGCCATTACAACGATCCTGAATGCTTATAAGATGTCTGCGGAGGAAGCCGGTACGGTCTCGGACCAGCTTTTTACAACCGTCCGGTTGGGTAAGACTACATTTGGCGAATTGGGAGCCTCTATAGCCCAAGTTGCTCCTATTGCGGCCGCGTATGGGATTAGTATCGACCAAGTGTTGGGTGCTGTCGCTTCATTGACCAAGCAAGGAACGCCGACGGCGCAGGCTATGACACAGATCCGTGCCGCTATCCAAGGAACCGCCGGAGAACTTGGAGACGCCGCTTTCCAAGGTCGTACTTTCCAAGAGGCATTACAATTGATTTATGAGAAGGCTGGTGGTTCCGCTTCCAAGATGAAGGAAATGCTTGGCACGGATGAAGGCCTGGCCGCTACACTGGCTTTGACTGGAAAGAATGCAAAGGCGGCAGCAAATGATTTGGGAGAGTTGCAGGGCTCCTTGGGTGCGACAGAGGCTGCGTTTGAGAAGATGGCTGACGCCGCCGATAATCAGCTCACGTTGTTGGCGAATAATGTACAGGCTTATTTGCGCCCAATGGGAGAGAGGATATTGAAAGAGGTGTCAGATATCGCCAAGGCGTTTAATGAGGCTTTTGAGAACAATGATATCGAGGGGACGATATCGAGGGTTGAGGCATTGGTGAAAAATGCGGCGGGAGCGTTTCTTTCTTATAAAACAGCTATTTTGTTGGTTCAAGTGGCGCAACGATCTTATATCAAGACATCAGCTTTGAGCAGACTGGCGACGATTCAGCATACGACCGCAACCGCGCTGCTTACAGGTGCTTTGAAAAAACAGGCTGTCGCAATGTTGGCCGTCGGAAAAGCTGCCCTTGCGAATCCGTATGTCTTGGCCGTGGCGGGTGTTACGGCCCTTGGGTATGCGATCTTCAAGCTCGCGACACAGGCGACGGCATCAGAGAAGGCGTTGGATTCCCATAACAAGAGGGTCGCAGAGATGAAGGACTGGATAGAAGGCATGAGATCTCAAACGGATGAACTATTGAATGCTTTGCGCGACGATAACAAGTCCATGTTACAGAAAGTGGAGGCATACGAGAAATTACAAGCCCTCTATCCGGATGAACTGAAAAATCTATCCTTGCAAAAGTTCATGTTGATGGATATGACGGAGGCTAATAAGATGCTTTCTAAATCGATAGATGAGCGAACCATGGCCCAACAGCGCGCTACCGTAAACTCCATAGAGGATGAAATTGCAAAAAATAACCATCGAATCTCCCAGCTAGACAAGAAAAGTTGGATTGATACCAGCTTTTCGGAGGCATTTGAGTTACGTCGTTTACGAAAACGGAACGAGCAGTTGAAGATTGAGCATGATAAAGCGGTTGAGATAGTCGTACAAGGATTGAAGGCTCGTACGAAGGCGGAGGCGTTAGCTAGTAGCCAACAAGAGGAGGAAAAGGCGAAAATAGCTACACCTATTGATAAAAAGGAACTAGAAAAGCGAAAAAAGCTTCAAGACGAACTCCTATCCCTCCGCCGGCAGAACCAGCAATCCGAGATCGATCTGATGAAAGAAGGCTCCGCAAAGAAGATCGCCCAGATAAACCTAGACTATGACAATGAGATCGCCGCCATACTTACCAAGGAAAAAGAGTGGAAAGACGCTCAAGGCGGCAAACTGACTAAGGAACAGACCGTGGAGATTCGTACAGCCTTGGTGAACTCATACGTCAAACGGGAGCGATCGACCTCTAATGTGAATAAGGAACAACTGGAGGAAGAGAAACGTGCCATGAACGAGTATCTGAAAGAATACGGTTCTTATCTTGATAAGAGAGATGCTATCACGGCTCTTTATAACGAGAAGATAGCCAAGGCTACGACGGAAGGCGAGCGTAAGTCCCTTTCCGAGGCCATGAAAAGGGAACTGTCTGATCTCGACATAGAGGCGAGCAAGACGACTTCCGCTATCAGTCGGTTGTTCGGTGACATGAAAGACAAGACCCTCTCCGAGTTGGAGGCCATCAACCGGAAGGGGCGTGAAGCCTTGGAGTTCTTGAAAAGCGGTGTCTGGGATGAGAGCAAGGGCAAGGATTTCGGTATCACGAAAGAGACGTTTGAACTGTGGAGTAAATCACCCGATAAACTAAAAGATATCTCGGATGCGCTCAAGGAGAACAAGGAAGCCGCGGACAAGTTGCGCCCGGCATACGAGAAGGTCGCCAAAGGTCTGAAAGGCGTATTTGAGGCTGGTAACGATACGAAAAAGCTGCGACAGGCAATTGACGATATAGAGGAAGGGCTTGGCGAAATCATGCGGTCTGGGCAATTCCTCTCTGATACTTTCTCGAAACTCGGGGATTCGTTCGGTGGTGCGTTCGGTGAGATAGCCGAAGGCTTGAATGTGGCCATGGACGCGGTCAATTCCGCCATGGACGGGGCGAAAGCCGGTGCGATGTTCGGGCCGATCGGTGCGTCTGCCGGTGCCGCTATCGGGGTGGTCACATCCCTTGCCTCCTCTATCGCCAAGATCCATGACAAGAAGAACGAGAGTCGTATCCAGCGTTTGCAGGATCAGATCGACACGTTGGACAAGTCGTACGACAAGCTGGGCAGATCCATCGAGAAAGCCTATTCCAAGGATGCCTCCAAGCTTATCGACCAGCAGAATAAGCTATTGGAACAGCAAAAAGTGCTTATCCAAAACCAGATCAAGGAGGAGGAGGACAAGAAGAAAACCGACAATGACCGCATCAAGGAGTGGCGGGACCAGATAGACGAGATCAATAACACCATAGCGGATAACAAGGAGGCCGGCAAGGACGCCATTTTCGGTAGTGACATAAAATCGGCGATCGACGATTTCGCCAACGCTTACGCCGACGCGTGGGCCGCCGGGGAGGACAAGGCGCGATCGGCCAAGGATCTCGTGAGGAAGATGATAAGGAACATGGTCACGGAGTCGATCAAGGCCGCCGCATCCGATCCCATGAAAGAGATCCGGGAGAAGCTGCTCGAGTTCTGGTCCGACGATTATATCAGCGACTGGGAACAGGATTATCTGGATCGGAAGGCGCAGGAGCTGGCCGACGACCTCGACCGTAAGTTTGGTTGGGCCGACAAATATTTCAATACCGGTAACGCGGTAGAGGAGGACGACGGGCGTACGGCCTCGTCCAAAGGTGTTGGTTCCATCTCCCAGGACTCCGCGGATGTTATAGACGGTAAGATGTCGACCCAACTTATATTTTTAGATAGGACGTTGGTGCAAGTGACGGGTATAGCCGACCAGATGCGCTTCATCTACGACCTCCAGACAAGGGGCTGGAAGAACGTGGAGGCGATCAAGGACCTGTCCGGGAAGGTGTCGGAGAACACGGCCAAGGTAGCGGAGATCTCCGGACGTATAGAGGCCCTATCCGAGAAGATAGAGGCCAATACCAAGTCGGCGGCCTCCGGTATAAAGACTATTAACGACAAGGGGATATTAATGAGATCAAGATAATGATGGAGACGGTTAACGACATAATCAAATCGGCCCTCTCGCTCGGGGCATGCAGTGGTTCTAACGGGGTGACGGACTGGAGAAGCCTCGTGTGGCTGTTCTTCAGCCCGCAGGGGCGTGAGTTTTGCGCGGAGAATGATTTCCCGTCGTTAGACATGTTCCGTGGCATGGCCGGTCACGTGATGCCCTACGGGGTGTACGTTGACTCCGGCCACGTGTACGTAACCAATCCCGGCAATATCGCCGTGATAGGTGATACGGATGCGGTGATAACGATAGACGATAACGAGCGTGTTCACAAGGTGATCCTCATGCACGGCGGCAAGGCTAGGGTCGTGGCGAGCGACTACGCCGTGATCCTGCTGGTGAATATCGGGGGAGAGGTTGAGATAAACAAGGATAATACCGTGGTGATCTTATGAGGGGTGAGTTATACATAGACAACCGAGACGCCTACACCGATTTCGGCGTATGGATCACGGAGGGAGGTTACGACGGCCTTCTCCCGTTCCCCGAGCTGGTGGAACCGGATAGGAACGACTGGCCGGACGAGGACGGCATAGAGCCGGACTTGGAAAAGCCCACCTTGAAACCACGGGAGCTCAACATCACGTTCGTCCGCGACGTGGACGGAAGATCCGCCGGCGCTCTCGTCGAGCACCTATCGAAGTCCGGGTATCACCTCTTCCGTATCCCCTCGCTGGGCAGGGAGTGGAGCTTGCGACTCATCCAGAGCCCGGCGTATGAGGATTGGGACACGTTGGAGGCCTTCACGTTACGGTTCGCCGAGGATCAGCCTGTAAGACCCTTGTCCGTGGCGATCCCGGAGGGTAGAGCGTATGTTCCTCCATCCGAGTACGAGCTGGACGGCGTACCCTTGGATCGATACGGCGTGATGGTGACGGTGGGCCGGGACGAGATCATGAGATCCCCGACCGTGAAGACTAACCTGTCCCGTACGGTACTGGACGTTGACGGTAGGATCTACGATGCCGGCAAGGTGGTGTATAATAGCAAGGAGGTCACTCTTGAATGCTGTCTCATCGCCGGCTCAATGACGACATTCTGGAGTTGTTACGACGCTCTGTTGGATGCCTTGATCCAGCCGGGCGAGCGTTCGCTGTACGTGGATTACAACGTGGAGGAATACCCCTGCTACTACAAGAGGACGTCCGGCTGGAAGCTTGAGAGCCTCCGGGGGCGTGTGGTGGTGACATTCAACCTCACGCTGGAGTTCACGGTGTTCCGGATGGATGGTATCGATTACCTGCTGGCTACCGAGGCCGGGGAACTGGTGGTCACGGAGGACGGGGAGTATTACATAGACTTGAACATATATGCCGATTAAGAAAAAGAAAATATCGGAACTCACGCTGGCTGACAGCCTTACCGGTCTGTACACGATCGGTTGTAAGATCATAGACGGCATACAAACCAGCGTGAAGGTGAGCCTCGGAACCATCCAGACGGCTTACGAGAACATGCTCACGGAGATCTCCAACGCCCGTGCCGCTACCAAGGCGGCTAATACGGCGGCCTCCAACGCCAACACCGCCAAGCTGAACGCCGAGGCGGCCACGTCAAAGGCTAATACGGCCACGGCGAACGCCATCACTGCGACAGGGAACGCCAATACCGCAACCGGTAAGGCTAATACCGCGGCTGATCTAGCCAATAAAGCTGCGGCTAACGCTAATACCGCCCACGATGGGCTAGAGAAGATCAAGGAAGATACCGAGATCGCAACTAAAAACGCAAATGACGCGGCGAAATTGGCGAATGAGAAAGCTTCTTACGCCAACACGCAGGGTAACTTCGCCAAGACACAGGGTGACCGCGCGCAAGAGCTGGCCGACCACCCGTGGAAGGTTGGCGATAACGGCAACTGGTGGAAATGGGATCTGGATGGGGACAGGTATGTCGATACGGGCATCCTCGCTAAGGGAGGCGTCTTGTACCCGACCTTCACGATCAACCCCGCCGACATGACGCTGGTGATGTCCTACGAGGACGAGGTGTCACCAAACCTTGTCAAGCTCAACCAAGAGACCGGTGAGCTGTATTTGAACGTATGATCAAAAAAGGAAGGAGGAATTTTAATGAGTCAGATAATATTGGGGAAGGTGGCGTTCGTCGATAAGGGCGTTTATGCCACGGCGAGTACGTACAACACCTTCGATTTCGTCGTCACGGATGATAGCTGCTACCTCTGTGTCAAGGACGGAAACAAGAACCACCCCTTGACCGATACGGCTTGGTGGAAATGTATCGCCCGTGGTACGCAGGCAACGGAAGCGGCCAAGACCGCCCTTGCGGAGGCGAATAAGGCTATCGAGGCCACGAGGAACGCTATCTCTGCTGCGGGTTTGGCTAACGCTAAAGCGTTGGAGGCTGGGAAACAGGCTGATTTGGCCGGTCGAGCATCTGATGAGGCTTTGGCTGCCGCTGTCGAGGCTGAGGCGATGATTTCCGAGGGCAATGCGCAGATCGCTTCCATGAAAGCGGCCGAGCAATCGTTGATGAGTCAAGCGCTTCTTGCCCCTACCCGTATGGAGCTGAAATATGTCAAGAGGATAACGTTAGGGAATACGGTCGCCCAGAGGATAGCCGTGAGTTTATTTCCGGCCTATGTCCTTCCGAACGTGATCTTTCAGCAAGCGTTTTATTCCGGGGATGCCCTGTATGTGGACCAACATGGGAACTTGACCGTGCGTAAGACCGGCACGGCCACGATCCACGTTATCCCGGCGCAGAACACCTCGCTCGCCCAAACGATAGAGATCGAGGTCACGGCCCCGGTTATCCGCAAGGCCGGTAGCGTGATGAGATTTTTATCCGGTAGCCGGATACGAAAGGTATAATTGTCTAACATTTTAATATACAGAATCATGTCATTAACAACAGCAGAGGAGGAGAAGGTACGCGCTATCATCACGGCCTTCGATAACGGCAAAACAATCGACCAGCTGCCCTTGGCCGACACGAACCAGCCCTCCAAGTATTTGATCGAGGGAGTGTCCAAGGAAACGGGCGAGTCGGTTAAGATCCCTTTCGCCGACGCGGTATCGATCGTGAACAAGCACGTCGCTATCCGTCGCTGGAAACGTGGTCAGGGCACGCCAGTCGGCGAGTCCTACGGTAATATCGATTTCCTGCGGGATCTTCCCTCCGTGATCGGTCTGGGCTGCTACCTCGTGTCCGTTGACCGTAGCCGGCGTAAGCTTGACCCGACGAACCACCATCGTTTCGCCGACGGCAGTCCCGCCGCCTTGGACGGCACGATGGGCGATTACCTGTGGTGCTGGAACGCCCACTACTACTCTTGGTGGGTAGACTCCACCTATTATTACGAGGCCGTGAGCCCGACCCCGATCGAGGGTCATTTGAACTATTATATCCCGGCCGGGGGTACGTCGGCCTTGGGAGCCGGCGTCATGGATCGTACGAGCGGCACGTTGGTCTCCGTCGTCAGCGACGATCCCCGTTATCGTGGCGGGAACAACGACGCGACGAGGGATGGGAAGCACAACACGCAGCTAGGCATGGTTGCCACGAACATGAACGCCGCGGCTTTCGGCACGGCCGCCCGCAAGAAGGGTGAGGGCTGGGAATCCGGCTGGTTCGTCGCGAACAGCGTCGTCGGTTATCTTTACCGCCTTATCATGGGTACCCGTGATTGTCAGTCCGCGTTGAACCCGGTAAAGGACTCCAATGGCCTATATCAGGGCGGTACCGGTAAGGGGGTTACGGAATGGTCTTGGGATCCTTGGTCAAGCCATAACGGTGGTTATCCGATTATTCCGACGAGCGTAGGGATCGAGTTGGGGGACTCGGTCGGCGTGAGCGACTACGCCGTGAAGGGCTCGGACGGTGGTACCGTCCACCAAGCGCACGTCCCTTGTTTCCTCGGCTTGAAGAACTTCTACGGCCATATCGGTCTGATCGAGCGTGGCTCCTTGATAAACAAGCTGTCCGACGGTAGCGGAGATTATTATGTCGCCCCGTCCCTTTACTCGGCTTTCAACATAAACTCGATCGAGGGTCTGATAAAGGCCGCGAAGGTTCCTAAGAACGATCCCAGTGGCTGGAAATATATCACTGAGCTCAGTATGCAGAACCTATGCTCCGCCCCGACTGTCGCCTCCGGCAGCTCCAGCACCTATTATTGCGACGGTTGGTATAACGACAACGCTATTTCCGGCCTTCGCTGTCCGTTCCGTCGTGGTCCTGCGAACAACGGTGCTAATGCCGGCTTAGCGTACCTCAATGGTAACAATGCGGTCTCGAACGCTAACGTGAACTGGTCGTCGCCCCTAGGATACGCCGCTGATTTATTCAGTAAGAAGAAGTGGAGGAGAGACCCTGTCACTGGACAAAAAATCAAGGCTAAGGGTATAGTCCCGGTAGGTTGATAAACCGACGGCTCATGACCCGATGGCGATTGCAGACACTGGACACTAAAAGACACTTGGGACACCATGAGGAGAAAAGGTGACTTTTCCGGGGATATAGCCCGGAAAGAAAACTATTACAAGGCTTTTGATCATGCCAGCAAGAACAAGCATGGCAAAAAGGCCATAACAAAGTTCGAGGCGGACTTGGAAAAGAACCTTTCCGATCTCCTATACTCTTTTGAAAACGGGACGTTCGTAACCTCCCCGTATCGTTTCATGACCGTCCATGAGCCGAAAAAACGTCTTATCGGGATGCTCCCTTTTCCGGATCATGTCCAGCACTGGGCGATGCTCAATGAGGTGGAGGATTATTTTACGAGATCCTTCTCCGCGTATACCTACGGAGGGGTGAAAGGACGCGGTCCCCACGCCTACATGAGGATGATCCGGAAGGTCTTGAGAAAATATCCGGAACGTACCACCGACTATCTCCTGTGCGATATCCACCACTTCTATCCGACTGTCAATCACCCGGTACTGAAAAGCCAGCTCAGAACACGTATCAAGGATAATCATTTATTGCAAAGGTTTGATGAGATCATTGACAGCGTCGAGGGGGATACCGGTATGTTTCCCGGCACGAAGCTGGCGCAGTTCTTCTCGCTTGTCTATCTTTATCTTTTCGATCACGATTTGAAGCGGTGCTTCCATGTCGGGGAATGCCCGGCTTTGGTTGAGTACTACACGAAAAGGTATATCGAGGAAAGTATCGCAACGGCCAAAACAGAACATGATTATGAGGAGTTATCCAAAGGGATTCAATATCTCTCGGACAGGTTCAAGGGATATCTGAACCGTCTGGACTTCTGTTACCGTCTCGCCGATGATGTCTTGATACTGCATGAGGACACCGTATTCTTGCACCTTGTCATCGAGTGGATCGGTCTTTATTACGCTAACGAGCTTAGGATCGGTCTTAACCCGAGATGGAAGATCGGGCACGTGATGGACGGTGTCGATACGGGGGGATACGTGCATTTCCCGGATCACGTCCGTGTCCGGAAACGTAACAAGGTGGCTCTCTGCCGCCAGATAGCGAGATTGAGAAAGAAGGGTTTGCCGGACGAGGAGATAAGGAAGAGGGCCTCTTCCCGTATAGGCTTCATCCAACACGCTGATACGAGTAATCTATTAAATAAATTAGGAATGGAAACACCAAGGAAAAGACTGGGACAGGTGATAAGGAATAAAAAAAGTCCGTGGGAGGATCTCCCGGCCGACCGGAAAATGAGATTCGAGGATATACTTTATGATACCCGGATACCGGAGGACCGGAGAGGCCCCGAGGAGGACAGGCTGATTGAGTTGATCGATTATAAGATTGAGGATAGCAAGATCGAGAGAAACGAGGACGGCACGCCAAAGAAGTGCCTCGCCATACGTTTCCGATGGAAAGGCGAGGAGCGTTACGCTTTCACCGGTTCCGCCGTCTTGATTGATCAGGCGCTCACGGACTTCTCTCACGAGGACTTGCCGGTGGATACCGTGATAAAGGTGCTCACCAACAAGTTCGGTAAGAAATTTTTCAGGTTCACTTGACCCGTGGGGATCGCTCTTGGCCGATCCTTCCGGGTCGGCTAAAAAACATTTAAATATATGGAGACAAGAGCGATTTACACGGAGAGAAAGACATTCGTAAAATACGATGACAACCATTACCTGCTATACCTGAACGAGGAGGTCTTGGAGAACCACGTTCCGGAGGGCCACGGGGGCGAACCGGAACCGGAGCCTTGCACGGCTTACGCCTATACCGGCACGTGCGAGGATGGCGGCACGCTGGTCGAGGCTACTTCCGCAAGTTATGACAGTCTCGTGTCCGGATTGATCCGGAGAGAGTATTCCGCCGATCGGGTAGAGGCGATAACGCTGAATAAATTGAGCTCGGATAATGAGAGAAAGGCCGAGTTTGAGGCCGAGTTCGCCTGTCTGGAACGTTGCCGTAACGACTGCAAGGCGAGGGTACGTGCCTTGCTGGGTATGCCCGAAAGCGTCTCGAACACCCTTTAAATACCGTTCGAGATGCGTATCTATGATAAGACGGGCGAGGTATTGCTTGACATCCCGGTGGACGATGACAGCTATCGTTACCGGGCGATAGCGCAAGCGAAGAAGGTGGAGCTGCGTTACTCCCTAGTGGATCACGTGGAGCTGCCCACCGGGACGTATATCGAGTACCAGGGGGAAAGGTACACGCTGTGGTACCCTTCGGATTTCAAGAAGGAGGGCACGAGGGTATTCGACTATACCGTCACCTTCGGCGGCAACGAGGAGATCCTGAAAAAATATAAGTACAAGCTGTTGTCCGACAAGCCGTACAAGCTCAAGTTCGTCATGACGGCCACGCCGGGGATGTTCGTGGAGCTGCTGGTGGACAACCTCAATCTCTATGATTCCGGCTGGACGGTCGGCACGGTGATCGAGGCCCCGGAGAAACTGTTGTCGTTCAACCATGAGAAATGCTGGGCTGTATTGGGGCGTTTGGCCGAGGAGTTCGACACGGAGTTCGAGATCGTCGGAAAGACAGTTCACTTGCGCAAGGTGGAGTACTTCAAGGATGCCCCGGTCGCTCTCAGCTATGGCAAGGGAAACGGTTTCCTTCCGGGTGTAGGTCGTGCGAACCAAGGCGACAACCTCCCCGTGGAGATATTGTACGTGCAAGGCGGTGAGCGGAATATCGATTACTCGGCCTATGGCAGCCAGACCTTGCTGCTCCCCAAGTCGCAGGAGCTTTCCTATCAAGGCAGACGCTACAAGACCGACAAGGACGGGATGTATGTCACTCGTGCGGACAGGCCCCTTTCCTCTTATAATGAGGACAGCTACGATGCCAGCGATATATATCCATCCAGGGTTGGCACGGTGAGCGAGACCGACACGGAGCCGGGCGAGGACACGGACGGGAACGATGTCACGTTCTACAACTTCTATGACTCATCGGTTCCCGCCAACCTCAATTTCGAGGATTGCCTAATCGCCGGTCAGACCATGACGGTTATTTTCCAGACAGGCCGTCTGGCGGGCCGTGAGTTCGACGTAAAGTACATACATGACGGTCGTAAGTTCGAGATCGTACCGGCTGAGCAGGACGGCATGGATCTTCCCAACTCGTCCCTGTATCCGGAGGTGGGAGACAAGTACGCCGTCTTTAACATATCCCTTCCCACAGCCTACGTATGCGACAACGCCGCCAAGACCGGGGCGAGCTGGGACATGTTCCGGGAGGCGGTACGCTACCTGTACGAGCGTGAGGAGCGGCAATTCACATTCAGCGGAGAGCTGGACGGCATATGGGCCAAGAAGAATTGGTTGGCGATCGGCGCCAAGCTGGTACCCGGCGGTTATGTCGATTTCAGCGATCCCCAGTTCCAGCCGGACGGTATCCTGATCCGGGTCACCGGGGTGAGGGATCACATTAATAGGCCCCACAGTCCGGAGCTTGAGCTATCCAACACGCCGGTAGGCGGTTTCCTGTCCGATGAGCTGGGCAAGCTGGAGAGCGAGGAGGTGACGAACGAGACACGACACAAGCAGGCCGTATCGTTCACCCTTCGCCGTTGGCGTGACGCGGTGGAGATGCAGGGGATGCTGGAGAGAGCGTTCAAGGATTACGGCAAGGGGCAGGCGATGTCGTGGCTTCGCACCATGTCGGTATTGGTGGGACATGAGTCGTTGCAGTTCCGTTTCGTCAACCGTATTCCCACGGAGGACGGACAGGCGGTCACCGAGGTGGATCACGCCTTCACGTATGACCAGCGGAAACGTACGCTTGCCACCCCCTCCGGGATCTTGCAGCACATGACGTTGGGGATAGACTCGCTCGCCCCCTCCCACAAGGTGACGGAGTACAGGTATTGGAACGTGGCGGCTTATACGTCTCCCTATCTAGGTGATGACACGGAGGCCATGTACCTGTACGCCCGCTGCGCCAAGTCGGGATCGTCCGGCTCTTTCCTTCTCAGCAAGGAGCCGAGGGACTTGGATGACGGCTCGTATTACAATCTCCTTTGCGGGGCCTTGAGTACAGAGGTGGACGGCCAGCGCAGTTTCTCCACGCTTTACGGCTTCAGCGAGATCGGCCCGGGCTGGATGCGGCTGAACAAGATCATCAACACGGACGGCACGCAATACTGGGACATGCTCTCCAAGGCGTTCCGGATCGGCGATGACAACGCTTTCCTCTCATATGACCAGCGAGACGGTCTCGTGTTGAAAGGCAGTATCTACCAATCGCCCTCCGGCGAGATCGACTATCCGGAGGTGGATCGGGGCGCTTACTCCGATAAGTCCGTCTATTACCCCGGCGACAAGGTATCTTACGATGGTAACGTGTATAAGTGTATATCCCAGACCACGCCCGGTACCGATCCCACGAACACGAGGTTCTGGAAGCCATTGGTATCGAAAGGCTCGAACAGCTTCAAGAGCACGGTGTTCATCCGCACGAACGCCACGCCCGATACCCCTGTTGGCGGCTCGTACGCCTCCCCGTTGCCGACCACGGAGGGATGGAGCGACGGGATACCGTCCGGCGAGGCGATACTGTGGGCCTCCACCCGGATCTTCTCGTCGGACGGGAAGGAACCCCAGCAAACGGCATGGATGTCCCCGAGGCAGATGACGGATACGGCCGATTTCGACGTGGAGTTCTCATCCGTAGCGAGCCCGTCAGCCCCGAACGGTCATCCTAATACGAACAAGCAATGGAGCGACACCCAGTCCACGGACACGGTCTGGATGGCCACCAGCACCAAGAGAAACGGAGTATGGAGCGCGTGGAGCGTATCCAAGATCAAGGGAGAGGAAGGCAAACCGGGAAAGGACGGGATAGACGGCACGGATGGCGAGGACGGGAAAGACGGCGATCCCGGTCCCCGTGGCGATCGTGGCCCCCGCTGCACCTACCGTGGCGATTACGACTCAAGCGCTACCTATAACGCCAGCTCCAAGATTACCGATATCGTATCGATCAAGAATAGCGATGGCACCCGCACGTATTATGTGGCGAAGGTGGATGATAACGAGCCTACCTTCAAGGGGAAACATCCGACCAATACCGCCTATTGGGACACCTTCGGGGCGAACTTCTCCAGCGTGGCGACCGATTTGCTGATGGCACGGAAGATAGCTGCCTCGGAGATTGACGTGGAGGAGATCTTCGCGAACTTGGCAAGGATCGGAAACTTCACCATCACGAACGGGTCACTGGCCGTGGATACGTCCGTCTCGGATCGTACACAAATCACCTTTCCGCAAATGTTGACTATCGGGAAGACCACGCAGTTCGCCGGGAAGTTCGGAAACCGTAGCTCGTGGGGCGGTGTGTTCTTCGAGGGATTCGGTCCCTATTTTTACGACATGGGGGTAGAGAAAGTGTTGTACAGGGAGGGCACGGGGGTCGTGTTTAACGCCCCGGGCGGGAGATACCCGTTCTTGGGGGTACGGATCGATAACGGCAACGGTATCTATGGCTGGAACAGTCCCGGGAATATAGCCAACCTGTATATCAACAAGGACGCCGCGAGCACGGCCCATGTGTATATCACCAATTACCAAGGCTTGACCTCCTCGGACATCCGCCTGAAGAGCGTCTTCTTCGATATCCCGAACGTGTTGGATAAGCTGGAGGGTATATCCGCCTTCTACTACACGATGAAGGAGGACGAGGACAAGATCCCTCGCATCGGCGTGTCGGCGCAAGCCGTCCGAGAGGTTCTTCCGGAGGCGGTACAACTCATAACACCGGATAACGGGGATTCCTATTACGGCGTGGATTATATCCAGATGTTGACCGCATTTGGGATCAACGGGATCAAGGAGCTTTACGCCAAGGTCAAGGCACTTGAGAAGAGGGTGGAAGAGTTGGAGAACAGATAGAAAATATTATAAGCCTTTATCGGGGGCGGGCAAATGAAAGCCCCCGTATATATTAAAAGAAAACGAGATGAAAGGATTTGAGGAAGTTTTTATCGTTGCGTGGATAGTCTTCGGGCTGTACATGCTGGTGTTCATGGTCGTAGGCGCTGATCTGTGGAGCGGCGTGAGGAAGGCAAAGCGAAGGGGTGAGGTGAGATCGAGCTACGGTTTCAAGCGGACGGTTGACAAGTTGGCGAGGTATTACAACCTGCTCATAGCGTTGACTGTAGTTGACTGCATGCAGATGGGAGGTGTTTGGTACCTTGATGGCTACTACGGCTATCATATCCCGATCTTCCCTGTCATAACATTGATCGGCGCGATAGGGCTGGGCTGTATCGAGGTAAAAAGCATCTTCGAGAAAGCCGAGGACAAGGTAAGAAGCGATTACCAGCAAGTGTTGATGCTGGCCGGAGAGATCGCCAAGCACCGGACTGATCCGGAGGAGATAGCGAAAGCGGTTGTTGATTATATAAATAAGGGGAGTGGAAAATGAGAAATAATAGTCTGCCCAGAGGGTTGAGAAACAACAACCCCGGGAACATCAGGAGGAATAGCGATGTCTTCCAAGGCGAGAAGACAAGCTATGATCGAGAGTTCAAGCAATTTAAATCGATGGCATACGGGTATAGGGCGATCTTCAAGATCCTGTCTAACTATTACCGGAACTATAAGCTGGATACGATCCGCAAGATGATAGGAAGATGGGCACCACCGAAAGAGAACCATACGGAAAAGTATATTCAATTTGTATCTGACTACGCTGGAATCCCGGCTGACGATCCGATAAACATCAACGACCGAGAACAGATGATCCGGATCGTGGCAGGGATGAGCCGTTTTGAGAATGGGAGAGAAGCGGATATGTCGGATGTTATTACGGGGTGGAATCTGCTATGAAATCCTGGCATATCATATTGATTCTGATCCTCTGCATTCTTTGCTTCCTGACAGGTCGTTACATGAAGAATGCAGAGGCCGGTCTTATTAGTAAAACCGATACATTCATCCATATTGATACAATAAGAGATAGCATCCCTTATCCGGTTTATGAAACGATGATCCAAACTGTACCGGAGTTGTTCCCTGTCTATATCACACTTGGTGGCGATACGGTCAGGGATTCGGTATATATCCCCGTTCCGATAACACAGAAGGAATACCGGACGGAGGATTACCGGCTGTCCATATCCGGTTACAAGCCCAATCTCGACTATATAGAGATATATCGAAAAACGGAACAAATTACGAAAACGGCAAACCGAAGATTCGGTGTTGGCATGGTAACCGGGTATGGCATAGGAAGAAATGGTCTGTCTCCCTATATTGGAGTTGGTGGTTTTTATCGTATTTGGTAGCTGTAATGGTTTATTGTTATTTGGATGGCTGTTTTTTGATGAGAATTCGGATAAAATTTATTACCTTGCAAAACTTAATTCATAAAATAGAAAACAAAAATGAACGATACTCAATTTGAATTGGCCCTTATAGAGAGAAAGGTTGACGATAGCCTGGTGCAACAAAGATTATTGGATGGCTATGTGAATGCTACTGCACTTTGTAAGGCGGCGGGTAAAAATTTTGCTGATTACAAAAGATTAAAAGGTACAGATGATTTTTTGAAAGAGCTTAGTTCCGATGTGGGAATTCCCATAACGGAACTAATACAGACAATTATAGGTGGAATACCTCAAGCACAAGGCACTTGGGTACATCCACAAGTTGCAATAAATTTAGCTCAATGGGCTTCTCCTAAATTTGCAGTATTGGTTTCCAAATGGGTATTTGAATGGATGAATGGAAATATTCCGAAAGCAAAGAGCTTGCCATACCATTTGCAGCGATATATGATGAATAGGACCCAGATTCCACCTACGCATTTTTCCATATTCAATGAGATCGTATATAATCTGATAGCTCCATTGGAGGATCGAGGCTACCAGCTTCCGGATAGTATGGTTCCTGACATATCGGAAGGTCGTATGTTTGCGAGCTGGGTAAGAAATGTCAAGAAGTTGGAGCCTAACGATTTTCCAACCTATACTCATACATATCCCGATGGAAGGAGCATCCCGAACGTGAAATTGTATCCTAATTTCTTGCTTGGAGACTTTCGGGATCATTTCCATAATGAGTGGTTGATAAAGAACTCATATAAGTATTTTAAAGAACGGGATAGCAATGCTCTTCCTTATTTACAGGAAATGGTTGCTGCCTTACCTGAATCTCAGAAGACACAAGCTTTGTTACAATGGAAAAAATCTAAGAAATAG